TGATTTCTACATTGATATCTTTAGTTGTAAAGAGTATAACGTTGATGTTGCACAGAGAGTGATATACGAATTCTTTGAACCTAAAGAGATCAAAAAGACATTTATCGAAAGAGGCGTTTGATGGACATTGAAAAATATATTATGGAATACTCGAATATGGTTTCCAAAGATTTGACTGATGAGATTATGAGTGCAAACCTAGATTATCAGAAATCCACATATTCAAACAAGACAGGTGAGGTGGACAATTCTGATGAACGAGTGAACATGGATGAGTTCTGGATTCGTAACACACACGAACTCTATGAACCTCTCAAGAAATGTTTCGTGAATGCCATCAACATGTATATGACAGACCACCCATATTTCTCCGTTCAGCATCTCACAGACTTTCGTATCAATCGGTATTCAGAAGGTGGGTTCATGTCCAAACACTACGACAGCATCCACCACAGTCACGGACAACAATATGGATACCCACATGCAACAGTTCTGTTATATCTGAACGATGACTACGAAGGTGGTAAGTTCACAGTTGCAACTAAAAAGATTAAACCTAAGGCTAGGTCTGCCGTAGTGTTCCCATCAAACTTTATGTATCCACATGAAGCAGAGGTTGTCACCAAGGGAACACGTTGGAGTATTGTATCGTGGTTGATGTGAAAACATACAAGTGTTTTCCTACATCTATTCATGAAGTCAAGATGGATGTTAGTAAGTTTGACCAGAAGAATATGTTGATTTATATTAAGAATGGTAGTAAGGATGATGACCTTCATACCATGTCTTATTTCCGTCCTCTAGCAGAAAAGATTATAGAGACATCAAAGACCATTCTAACAAACGGTGGATATGAGTTTGAGGATGTAGAGATTACTAATATGTGGGGAAACCTTCTTTCAGAGGGAAACTCTCATCCACCCCACACTCACTCTAATAACGTTCTATCTGGCGTCTATTATCTACAGAGTGGTGCTCCTATTCAGTTCTTCGACCCAAGACCATCTGCGACAATCTTCAAACCCAGAAATACACCAGATTGGGACAACTCTAGTATGTTGCAGTTTAACTCTGTTGTAGACACTGCATTATTTTTTCCATCATGGCTTATGCATTGGGTTCCACCCACTCCAAATGAACGCATAAGTATTGCATGGAACATATTGGTTAGAGGACACTACGGTGAACCTCACACACTACAAAATGCGTATATCTAAGAAGAATGAAGTATATCTAATACTGGAAGACATGTCTGAGTCCACACGGCGTGAACTCACAGAATTCTTTACCTTTGAGGTGCCTGGTGCAAAGTTCATGCCCATGTATCGCAAACGTATTTGGGACGGTAAGATACGATTGTTCTCGCCCGCAAACGGTGAGATATACGTTGGACTGCTTGACTACATCACGAAGTATTGTGATGATAATAATGTATCATACGAGTTGGAAGAAGGAGTAAGGAATGAGCGGAATATTGTGGACTCGGTTGCAAGAGGTTTTATCAAAAGTCTCAAGCCTAGGTCGCAAGGAAAATCCATCAAGGTACGAGATTATCAGATTCAAGCTTTTTCTCATGCCGTGGGACATGACCGGGCTCTTATTCTTAGTCCTACTGCTTCTGGTAAGTCTCTTATAATCTATTCACTGGTTCGTTACTACCACATGGTAGGACTCAAGACACTCATTCTTGTTCCCACAACTTCACTGGTAGAGCAGATGTACAGTGACTTCGAAGACTATGGATGGTCGCCCGGCACATACTGTCAAAGAGTTTATCAGGGACATGATACAAAAGTTACAAAGGATGTGGTGATATCAACTTGGCAATCTCTATACAAGATGCCAAAGAAATACTTTGAAGGTTTCGGTTGTGTGATTGGTGACGAAGCACATTTATTCAAGGCAAAGTCACTCACAGGGATTATGAGTAAACTACATAGTTGTAAGTATCGTTTTGGTTTTACAGGGACGCTTGATGGGACAGAGACTCATCGACTTGTGTTGGAAGGATTGTTTGGTCCTGTAGAACGAGTTACGACAACAAAGGAGTTGATGGATAATAAGTCACTGGCAGACTTGAAGATAAAATGTCTCGTTCTCAAACACCCAAATATTCGTGAGAGAATGACATATGCAGATGAACTGAAGTATCTTGGAACATCTGAAATACGCAACGAGTTTATCAGTAATCTTCTTTTCCACATTCCAGGCAATACACTTTGTCTGTTTCAGTTGGTAGAAAACCAAGGTCAACTGTTATACGACAAGGTAATTGATACCAGAGACAATGGTTTCTTTGACGATAGAATGAGAAAGATATTCTTTATCTACGGTAACACAAGTACTGAAGAAAGAGAACACATACGGGCTGTCGTTGAAAATGAAAAGAACTCTATCACTATTGCGAGTTATGGGACTTTTAGTACTGGTGTCAATATTCGTAACATCAATAACATCGTGCTCGCTTCCCCTTCGAAAAGTAAAATTAGAGTCTTGCAATCAATTGGACGAGGTTTGCGTAAGGGGGAAAATAAAGATTCCGTTTTGATTTTTGATATTGCTGACGATATGACATTTCGTAATCAACCTAACTTCACGTTGAACCATTTTACAGAACGACTAAATATTTACAACAGTGAACAGTTCGATTATGAAATCAGCAAGGTAAAACTCAAATGAATGAACAAGGACTACAAGAAAAACTCGCAACAGGATATAAGATTGAAGACCCTGATGAGATGACTCCACGTTATCGTGATGTTTTGGTAAATACTATTCATATCGCCGCAGACCTAGAGGTTGTTACTCTACCAACTTATTTTCCTGCTATTAAAAACTCACCAACACTTGAAGACAAGATTGCAGTGTCTTCTGCCTGTCAGGATGAACTTGGACATGCACAGGTTATGTACAGACTTCTGGAAGACTTTGGGTATGATACTCATGAGTTTTTATTTGAGCGTGACCCAGAGGAATGGCGTACATTCCAAATGTTAGAATTTCCTCATGAGGATTACATTGAAACTGTTGTGAGTATGTGTTACGGTGACAGGGCTGGTTATATCACAACTGTGGACCTAGAACAACATTGTAGTTATGCGCCACTTGCTCGTGGATTGCGTAAGGTAAACTTTGAAGAAACCTTTCATGTTGCACACGGAGAACGCTGGACAAAGTTCTTTTGGAATCAGAATGACGAAAGCAGACAAAGAGTACAGGAGTGCGTTGACTTTTATTTCCCACTATGTGCTGCATGGTTTGGTTTGCCTGATGAACATAAAACAAGAACTGACCAACAGACTTATAGAATTCGTGGTGGAACGAATGACGAGATGCGGCAGATTTGGTTAAGTAGAGTTGTTCCATATAGTGAAGAAGTTGGAATTAAGATTCCAGCTCATTATGATGCAGAACTAGGCAAGTATGTTCTTGATTACGAAGCACCCATTCGATTGAATGAAGATACAAGAAAATGGGATTATGAAGATACAATGACTTGGGAAGAACAACTAAAGATTTGGAAGAAGGGAAGTAAACATAAAGTCCCCAGTATCACAGAAGTTCAAACAGAAACTTGGGGCAAAGAACTTTGGTAGGATACAATCAAATGTTAGATACAGAATATAAAATCGTAAAGTTAGTCAGTGGTGAAAACATCATCTGTGAAGTAACTGATCATGGCGAACATTATGAAATCTGTAATCCTTTGCTTATGAATGTGATTCCTCGTATGAGACGAGAAGGAATGACTGAATCTCTCGCTTTAACAAGATGGGTTCAACCCTTCACAGAACAAAAATATTTTGAGATTGAAAAATCAAAAATCATCCTCACCGCAAATGCATCCGTTGGATTATCAATCTATTATGAAAAGTGTTTGCAGGCTCATGACGAATGGATACATGAAGAGCCCACCCATGAGGAACTAGAAGAAATCGAAGAAGAAGATCATAATGAACTTCTAGAAGAACTAGATAATAGTGAAGATAAGGTATATCACTGAAGACTCAACATAGTCTATTATACAGATTTTTTCAGCATTGTCAAGTCACTTAGGGTACTTGACAAATAATAACTCATATGTTATTGTAGTGAAAGTTTTAGTTAAGGAGTAATTATGGCTAAACGTCAAAAGGGTGAACATTATGTAGATAATAAGGTGTTTCTCCAAGCAATGGTTGAATGGAAAGAGAAGTGTGCTCTTGCAGAAGAGGCAGGAGAAGACAGACCACCTGTTACGAATTATATCGGTGAGTGTTTTCTAAAGATTGCAACGCACCTTTCCTATCGTCCTAATTTTATCAATTATACTTACAAAGAAGAAATGATTTCAGATGGCATCGAAAACTGCTTACAATATGCTTCAAACTTCAATCCAGAAAAGTCAAAGAACCCTTTCGCATACTTCACGCAAATTATCTACTACGCCTTTTTGCGTAGAATTCAAAAAGAGAAAAAGCAAACCCACGTCAAAAACAAAATTGTTGAGGAAACAGACCATCAGTCATGGACCACGATGAGTTATGATGACAGGTCTTACAGTATTCCATATTCTTTTGCGATAGAAAATCTTCCTAATGAAGATGTATACAAACCAAAGAATAAAAAGACAGAGGAAAAGAAGAAGCCAACAACAAAGAATGGTCTAGAGCGTTTTATGGATGAGGATGAAACAGACGCAGTTAGAGGATACGATTAATTGAAAATCGCACTTGTGACTGACACACATTTTGGTGCTCGTAATGATAACCAGAATGTGAATGATTACTTCTACAAATTTTACGATAACGTCTTTTTTCCAGAGTTGGAAAAGAGAGGTATCAAGACGTGTGTGCATCTTGGGGATGTAGTCGATAGACGTAAGTTTATCAGTTTCAAGATTGCCAATGATTTCCGTAATCGGTTCATCAATCGCTTTGCAGAGTTGGGTATCGACTTACATATTATCATTGGCAATCATGATACCTACTACAAGAATACAAACGAAGTAAACTCTATGGAAGAACTTGTCGGTAGAGATAGGTGTAACATCTACACAGGCCCAGAGGTTGTAGAGTTCGATGGTGTTCCTATTCAATTCATTCCTTGGATTAATGCAAACAACTACGAAGAGTCTATGTCTGCACTGAGTAAGTCCCCAGCACAGATTGCAATGGGACATCTTGAGGTAAACGGATTTGAGATGCACAAAGGTCAATTTGCCGATGGTGCATACGATAGAGAACTGTTTCGTAGATTTGATATCGTGATGAGTGGTCACTTTCATCACAAGTCAGACGATGGACAAATCT